CCCAGGCATCGCCGTAGACCCTGGCATCGCCGGAGACCCTGGCATCGCCGGAGACCCAGGCATCGCCGGAGACCCTGGCATCGCCGGAGACCCTGGCATTGCCGTAGACCCTGGCATCGCCGGAGACCCAGGCATTTCCGTCCTGATCCAGGTTGCTTTCTTTTTCGATCCAACCGCCGAGTTCCCCAGCAACCACATCCGCAAAGGCTGCCAGTGCCTTAATACGGTGCATGGTTGTCGTGCCAATTTTCATGGTTTCGTTGGTTAATTCGTACTTTTTCATTTCGCATTTCCTTTCAGCGTTTTTCACTATTCTTGTGCCAACACACGCCGTATAGCTTCCAGTTCGGCATCCCCAAGTTCTCCGGATGCGCCCTTCGGAATATCCGGTTTCCCCCATCTGGGGGCAGGGAAAGCACTTTCCTGCTTTTCCCAGGTACGCACCGCCGCTTTCCAGTCCTTCATCGGGTTTTTTCCCACCCGCCAGCCGTTTGCGGTGTAGTAGTCAACAAAACGTTGTGCATCTACCTGGTTTCCACGTTCCCGGCAATAGTCCGCCACATCCTGCACCGTGGGTGGGATAAACCGACTTGGCTTTTTGCAAGCTTCATTTTGCTGCTCTGTGGTGTGCGTGGGGGCGCAAGCCCCATATACACTATTCTCCTTTTCCTTTTCCTTTTCCTTTTCCTTTTCCTTGGCTTCTTTTGCATCCAATTGCATTTCTTCCGTGCTTTTGCATCCTTTTGCAGATTCATCGTGCTTGTAGCGGCTAGACGCATTTTCGGACAATTTCTTGCATTTGCTCTTATATTTCTCATTATCTCTGTCAATTTGTCCTCGAATAGTCGAGAACACGAACCGCTCGTTGCCAGTGAGGCGCGGGGCTACGCCCGTCTTGCTGTATTCCAGACAAGCCGTGAATAGCCTCCCCCTCTCACCATCGTTGAGAAGTTCCATGGAATCGAGATAACTGTGGTATGCGCAAAAATATTCGACCGCCATATATCAAACTTGCCATCCTTTCTTATTTAGGCTTTCATAGCCTTGCGCATATCGATAACGGTTGCCGGAATCGGTTCGATAACCTCGCCGGTTTCGGGGTCACACGGGATTTCCGGTTCTGCGTCAATCTGCATCTGACCGGGAAGACGGTTATGCCGCCCATATTCCTCTGCGAATACCTGGCCGGTTTTCAGGTTCTTCCCGATCATGAAAGCGGTCTGCATAGGGGCTTGTGCCGCCAGCTTTTCGGAAACCTTGATTGCACAGGATACATCATCCCTGGCTTCGTTCTGGACGAACTTTAGTTCGATGCAGATTTTTCGACAATCCTTGAACGGGGTATTCGGGTCAGCCAGGTTTTCTACAACCCGCAGGAACGATTTTTCAAATTGTTCCTGAAGCGCACCGCCTACCATTTCCTGCAAAGAGATTTTTCCATTGTTTATCCTTCCTTTCTGAATGTGTACTGTCAATATTTGGCAGAAAAGATTGATTTTTACGGTCAGAACGGCAATTGTGCGTCCTCGTCTTCCAGCATTGCGAAATCGGAAGACCCCGGGGTCTCATACCCGCCAAAGCTGGGGGCAGTGGATGAGTAATCAGGGGCAGGATAGGTAGGGGCAGGCTCAACCTTGTTTTTCAGGGGCTTGTCTTTCGGCAATGTGTAGGAGCCGTCTTCCACACTGTCCACGCTGATGGCCCGGAAGGGGCGCACGGACCAGCCGGACTTTCCGTTCCACTCCCATTCCTCGTTACGGAAGATCACGCCAACTTCCTTCTTGGCGAGGCTGTTCTCGTCCCAGTTCCACCGATAGCCACGGTTGGATTCTTCCACTGCGGTCACAAAACCCTTCAGGATCGATTTCGTCCACTCGTCCTTGTCGCTGCCGTCTTCCTTGGGCAGCCAGAGCCGCAGAACGCCCTTCCATTTCTTGTCCTCCCGCTGGTTCCGGTTGTAATCCTCCTGATAGTACCCGGCGTATTCACCGGCGTTGATATCGATCAGCACACACAGCTGCACACCGTAGTCGCTGGACTGTACGGCTGCCCGCTTGATGGTGCATACATAAGCCCCAACGGGGAGCTTCTGAAAGTCGCTGTAAGCCTGCACATTGTCCCAATTGTTCGGTCTGGTAATCATTTTTCATCGTTTCCTTTCTTATTTAGGTCATAATATTCCCGGATGGCATTGTCCACGGCTTTCAGATCATTGTCAATTTCAGTCGGGAACATGTCCATCGGAGACTTACATGTTGTGGTTCCGTCGCTCTGGGTTTCAAAGACGTGCTTTTTCCCGTCCGTCCAGCACAGCAGGACGATTGAAAACAGTCCCTCAAGGGTTAGCTGGTTGTCCAGCATCTTGCCCAGGGTTTTTGCTCTGGTTTTGCCGGTGTTGCTGTCCTGGTCAGTGTGGTGGAGAAAATAAACAATCACGTCCGGCGGCGTCTGGGTGATGACGAATTGCACTAAATTGTAAAAATGCAGTGCCATGTCGGTATATTTGCCATAGCCGGTTTCCTTGGCCTTGGCGAAGGATTCAAAGCACATAAGGTATTGACTATCATCAATCACAAAAGCTTTTTTCTCGCTTCGCTTGATTACCGCCATAATCTTTCCATAATCGGCGGTATTGCCAACCGGAAGTTTTTTTCGGAAGGGGAGCGGCTTACCCGCTACGTTGATGATGCTCACATCGGCAGGCTCAAAATTCCGCAGGCTTGCGGATTTGCCGGAACCGGATTCTCCCAAGATAAGTACGGGGATTCCCATATGTCCACCCCCTTACCGGATTCTCAAACTCTCGCCCCGTTCGCCCAGAGTGGCGAAGGGAAGGGAGTTCCCGGCTTCCAGGTATTCCCGGATTTTTGCCGTATCCGGTGTTCCTGGCTTTAGCCATGCCGCCGGAACATCTCCCTGAAGCTCTACCGGCTTCACACCGCCGTTTTTCTGGATATTGAAGGAGAACAGTGCGGTCTTGAAATTCGTCCGGCCTGTGGCCTTCATGGTGTCGAATAGCCGCTGCTTCAATGCGGCCTGCCGGTTCTTAACAGCGGTCTTCCGCTCCTGAAGCCGCTTGATCTCGGCATCAATCTGGGCGGCATCCCCGTCCATGCTCTTGATGATCTTTGCGTAACCGTCGGCCTTGATGTCCATGTCCGCCTCGATCATCTCGATTGTGTCGAATACTGCCTCTTCCGGAATTTCCGGGTCAAGCAGCATCTCGAACACGTTTTCCCATTCCTGGGACATTTCGTACAGTGATAGTTTCATATTGACAAATCCTTTCCCAACTGACACAATATCAGTGTTATCTAATTTCCTTTCCGTGTGAACCGCTTCCGGGCTTTCATCCCTGCCCGGGGGCGGTTCTTTTTATGCTGGTTCGACCGCCTCGCCATTTTCCAGCCACCGTTCCAAGGCTTTGGCGGGGATCAGAATCCGGCCACCAACTACCTTTTTTGGGAAATCTGTGCAATGCACTAAATTGTACATGACGGTTCGGGAAACGCCGATAACGTTCGCCGCTTCTGTCACGCTGTAGGCCAGCTTTTCCACGATTCCAGCCCCCCTTAAATCAAATCCACCTTGGAGACCCCAAGGGCATCCGCCAGCCGTTCCAGCAAGTCCAGGGACGGCTTTTTCACGCCGTGCTCGATCTGGTTAATCATCTGGCTAGTGACATAGACCTTCGTCCCAAGCTCCTGCTGGGTCATGCCGTGCGCTTCACGCAGTTCCTTCATTTTTGTGTAGTTCATTCTTTTCCTCCTTTCGCTGGGATAGCGGTTCATTCCGCTTGATAGCAATCCCACCCTTGTATGGATACCCCCGATATGGCACACCAAATTTCACATATGGCTCTAGTGCCGCAAATGATATTTGTGCGCTGCGGTTTCGGCGGTTCAAGCATCTGCTGTTCCACCCTGGTTCAGACGGGATAAACAGAATATGATCTTTCCCCATTTTCACCGTTATGTTATCCACGCCGAGCAGAAGCTTTTTCGCAAGTGAATTAAAGTTAACCAGGCAGCGTGTATAATCGTAGGAATAAAAGGTTACGGTGGGGACTTTATATCTTCCTTTCCCGAAACTGCTGATATCCAGAAATTCTTCGCTTTCGTCGATTTCGATATCCGTTACCAAACCTCCGCCTCCTCGTTGAAAACCGTCATGCTCTCTATGCACCGGGGGCAGTAGTAGTCCTTCCGGTCGTCCGCCTCGATGCACAGCACCATAGGCTCAGCTATCGGTTGCCCGCACCGGGAGCAATGGGGAAGCCGTGCCATGTGCCTGTCCCAGGTGGATTCCCGCCGCTCTGCCTCCGTGTAAGGGGCGTTAATCTCCACCGATCTCACCCCATTCCAGCTTTTCCTGCGCCGCCCGTGCAATTCGGGCGAAGAATACATAATTCGGGGCCTTGTCCTTCCAGGCCGGGACAGTTCCGTGCAGATAGCCATCCAAAACCTTGGATTCGCAGTTCCGGAAGGCGTACTTGATGCACTTCCGGATTCCTCGTTCTACCGTCGGTACGGAACAGCCGTACTTGACGGCAAGGGGCTTGTAGATATGCTTGTGCTCGCCGTTCATCCAGGCCAGGATAGCGTCTTCCAGCATGGGAAAGCCCAGCAAGTGCTCTCCTGCGCCAATGTCCAGAAGAATGTCGGTGATTGCCTTTCTTGCTTTCTTTTCGTCCATGGATTTATTCCTCACTTTCATTTTCAAAAGGGTAGTACAGCCGGAAAATGTACGACGCCGGAAAGACTGCGCCGCCCAGGCAGAAGGCTGCCGCCGCCCACACCGGGAATGGGCTGAATGCGGCGAAACACAGCGTAGCCAGGCACACCAAAATATACCTCTTGATGGCCTCCGAAGACTTGTACTCCCGCTCCATATCCTCCCGCATGGCCTTGTCCGCCGCCACCCGTTCGGCGATCCGCTCGTCCCGGCTGAGTGCCTGGGCAGCTCTGGCCGCCCGGTGGGCGTTGATGCCGGAGATCATTTCCACTTCGTAGGCATCAAGTGCCCGGTCTGCCGCCTGAGCGGCCTTTTCCTTCTGGTGGTATTCCAGATTTCGCTTGAAAATATCCTGAGTGTCCATAAAAAGTTACCTCTTCTCATGTTTTCCTTTCTGCTTGTTTGCCCTGCCTCATCGGCGCAGGTGGGGCAATCCCTGCGGACGGCCTTCTCAGACCGTTTCGGCTTAGTTGCTTGCTTTTTTGATCTTCTTGACCAGGAGGATGCACATGTCGTTCAGCTCGTAGTATATTTTCCGGATATCCTCGTCCTCAGTCATGCCATAGGGGTAGTTCTCAAAGCCAAACACCTCGATATTATTCTGTGCGTGGCGGACGCTGTTCAAAATCACGGTAAGTTCTTTTTTAGTCATTGTTATCCATTCCTTTCTGTGTCGGGCGGGGCAACCTGCCCGGTTGTTACTTCTTTTGGATATTATAGTAAGTCATCCCTATTGTCGCTTCCGTTTTCGATCTCCCATCTATCTGCGATACGTTCACCACCCGGAAACCTGTAAACTGGAAATTCTCCGTATTCTAAATACAGGAACATACCAATGTATCCGTCATAGGTTTTTACATATTTAGGATATTTCATGTTGTTACCTCCAAAAAGCTATCTAAATCCTTGAATTTTTCTGCTTGTTGTGTTATATTGTAGGTGTTCCTTAACTCTGGTTACATTATAATCCTAATAGTAGGATTTGTCAAGCTATATTTTAGGATTTTATCCTACTTTTAGGAAAAAAGTTTTGGGGGTGTTTCCAATGCAGTTCGTTGAGAGGGTGGCAGCCCTCGCAAAAGAAAACGGGGTAACGGAAAAGCAAGTCCTGCTGGATTGCAAACTGAATAAAAATTTATTTGGCTTATGGCGGCAAGGAAGAATGCCCAGCACGGCGACAAAAAAAGTATTGGCCGATTACTTCGGCGTATCAGTGGAGTACCTAATGGGTGAAACCGACGACAGGGGGCAAAAAAATAGCCCCGGTCAGATGACCGAGGCTGAAGGAGCGAAAAAGGCAATATTGGATTTGATTGATGGCATGTCGGACGATCAGCTTCAAAAGCTGGAAACGCTGATTCAGGCGGCAAAAAATGTTCTGTAGGGTGGCGAAAAGATGAAACTAAATCCTGACTGCATCCGGGACATTATGATGTTCTGCGTAGACAAAACCTTTGTAATGGATGAGCACAGAACCGTGAAGAAAGATTCCATCTGTTTTGCAAGTTTTCACGTCCTGCATGTAGATGAGATGGCCAAAACCGAGCAAATGCGCAAATATCCGTTTGGAGAATTGACCTATCATGTGATTCAGCTTTCAGAAAGTGGATTCCTCGCAACGGATTTTTCGCTGGACACCAAAAACAGAAAAACCGAATTCCTAGTTCCGGTGATCTACTATGTCACCCCGAAAGGATACGACTTTGTGGCGGCATCCGCCGAAAAGACACAATGGGAAAAATCCAAGTCTATCTTGGCGAAGCTGGGCGGCGTGTCAATGTCTGTCCTGGAAAAGGTTGCTGCCAATGTCGCTTCCGCTGCAATTAGTCAGCTAATGGGTAAGGGCTGATTGCATAGCCGCCCATGCCGTCGGAACCGAACGACACGGGAGCCGGTTCAAATGTTAGCTTGTCAAGAGCTACGGTTCTGCTGCTGTCAATTGCGTTCTTTAGGCAGGCAGGAAGCATATCTGCCTGGTCGTATGTAAGCCCATTTTTTTGCATGATTTCCATACACTCGTTTACTGTTTCTCTCATCTGATTGCTTTTGAACCAATATCTGGGTGCGTTCATTTCGTCCATTCCTGTATCATCCTTAAAATATATTCGGCTTGCTTGTCCGTCAGGGCAAGAACTTCTGCCTTTAGTTTATCACGGATGGTTTCGGATTGCAATCCGGTGTTTTCAATCGTTTCACAAGCCATAGTGTTATCGTTCCTTTCCATTTTAACGGCTGGTGCCGTTGAATACAATCATATGTTTGGTTTACGCAAGCATATCACACTAATAGTACCATAAAACGGGTACGAAAGAAAGAGGGAAAATAAAATGAAGAGAATCGGGGCGTTGCTGCTTTGTCTGTGTCTGCTGCTGGCAGGCTGTGGCGCCAAAAAAGCGGAGACAATATCCCTGGTTGCGGGAGTACAGGGGCAATACGGCGAGCCGTTTACCATAAACAAAGGCACGGAATTTGAGGAAAATTATTTCATTTATCGTGTTCCGGCTGGAACATATACGGTGACAAACGTTGGAAAGTACCTAAACCAATTCACCGTTTTAGGCGAAACTGTATACACCACTGATGCCGGATGGGAAGAGCTATCCGATGTGTACTATGTCAAGGCACTAAAGCCTGGTGAATCAGATACAGTAACTATCGAAGATGGGCAAATAATCGAAATTCACGAGCCAGGGGAGTTCGAACTGGAAAAAGTTAAATCTGGACATGGGACTGAAAAGACGGTGAAAACTGTTCCCCCAACAACGAAGGTAGAAACAACGGTGAATCCGAACACGGCAATTTTTGAAGCGGCAAAAACCGAGATTGAAAACCGCTTGGGTTCGAATTTTTGCTATTACAATGTGTCCTACGATGACAATATGTTTTGCGTTTCGGTATCTATGGAAGGAATAGAAGAAATTGTAACCCAAGCGTTGGAACAGGGTGTTTCTTCTGATTCCAAAGAATGGGGATCAATCAGAAATTCCACAATCACAGGGCATGATCTGGTGAAAAAGATTCTGACGGAAGCCGGGGCGGATTTGTCGGATGTGCAAATCAGCTTTGATTTGGTCAGTGACGTGGACAATGAAGTTGTCTATGTATCCGCCGTAGACGGCACTATCTATTATGATGTCCTGGAAATGGCGGAACAGATGAAGGAAGCCGGAGTTGCAGAAACAACGCCTATGCAGAAAGAAGATGCAAAATCTTTGGCGATTATCGTCAAAGGTATAATGCTGAAGAATCATAGCGATATCAATGTGGATGTCGAGGGGAATACACTGATTGCGTCGTTCACCTATCAAGGCCTTGGGCAGGTAGTTCCGTATCTGGCTGATGGAAACAAAGAACTTGTTGACAATTGGGGGAATCTGGTTACAGCATCCGAAAAAGAATGCCAATCAATATGTGAACTTGTACAGACTTGTGGATATGATTGTACCGTAAAAATGATTATTCTGAACGATTTAGATACTAGCAAATCATTGATGGAATTTACGGATGGGAAAATCACTTACAATGTTGCGGACGAGAAATAATCAGACGGTTATCATTCCCGGAGTATTCCGGGAATGCCGCTAGTACCAGCGGAACAGATTCCTTTTGAATTTGCCCGGCTCCTGGTGCCATCAGGAAGCCGGGCTGCCGCCGGTGTGGTGTGTCCCTCGCCGGTTGCTGCCATTACTGTATCACCTGAAATCGAAACTTGGAACGACCGGAAAGGGCAAATTTTAACGCAAACCATGGCAAATTGTTATACAAAATAGGGGTGACGGATTTTGAAAATATCGCAGGAAGGGAAAAATTCGCAAGAGACGAGAGAATTTGTCGAAAGCTTATGGCAGGCCAGGCTAGACAAAAAGAGAACCTATCAGGAAATTTCCGACGAAACACAAATACCGTATCACACGGTGTGCCGCTTCTTCCAGGGCACGATGGACGATCCCGGAATTTACATCGTGAACGAACTGGCACATGCGTTAGACGTGCCCATGTTTGCGCCGGATGCGCCGGACACCACCGCAGAGGTGGAGCGACTGGAATCCGAGCTGTGCCACAAAGACGAACTTCTTGCCGAAAAAGATAGGGCAATTGGAAGGCTGGTAGACCGCAGTCGGATCATGCTAACCGGCATCGAATTCAGGGAAAACCGCCTGGCAGAAAAAGAAAACGAATTGCACACCGTGCAGGACGGGAGCAAGCCTCTAGTTTACGGCCTTCTGGGTCTGTGCGTGATGCTGGCTGCCGTCCTGCTCGTTTATATGATCCTTGACGCAAGAGACCCGTATCAGGGATTGATACGGGTAGGGGAAGGGAGAGTATCCGTTGTCGTTTTGCTGGGCATTCTCGGCGTGACCGTTGCGGTGCTTGTGCTTATTTATATGGCCGGTGCACATCGCTTTGTGCATCGGAAGAATAAGGGGGAATCCTGATGCCACGAAAAGCCGCCTCCGGCTCCGGCACGATCCGGAAAAAGGAGATTGTCAGAAACGGCACGAAATACACCTATTGGGAAGGCCGCTACATGGCAGGACGTGACCCCTTAACCGGGAAGCCCGTCCGTAAATCCATCACCGGGAAAACCCAGAAGGAAGTCGCCCAGAAGCTCCGGGAAGTGGTTTCATCCGGTGCCGACAGCGCATACAATCCAAATAGCGGTATCACCGTGGAAAAATGGCTGAACCTGTGGATAACCGACTACGCCGGGGAGAAGAAGGAAACCACCATAGCCAATTACAAAACCTGGATAGACTACCGTATTGCCCCGGCTTTGGGAAAAATAAAGCTGGAGCATTTGCAGACCAATGATATTCAGAGATTCTATAACGGCCTGCGGGGCGATATTTCCGCAAAAACCATCCGCAATATCCACGGTATTCTGCATAGCGCATTGGCACAGGCTGTGCGCAGCCGGATCATACCATTTAATCCGGCGGACGCTTGCGCCCTGCCAAGGGTGGAAAAGCGGGAGATAACTCCGGTTGTAGACGATGATCTCACGGCCTTTTTGTCCGCTATCAAGGAAAGCAAATACGAAGATGTCTACTTGGTTGACGTATTCACGGGGATGCGTCAAGGGGAAATTTTGGGCCTGACGTGGGATTGTGTAGACTTTAAGCGGAACCGGCTATGTGTAAATAAGCAGCTGGCCAGGGTCAAGCAGGGGGGAGGAACCCATGTGCTCCGACCCACAAAAAAAGACAACATCCGCTATATTGCGATTCCCGCCATGATTGCCGCCCGGCTGAAAACGATCCAGCGGCACCAACAGACCCTCGCTGCCGAAGACCCGTGCACATACCGAAACGATATGAATCTTGTGTTTACGGACGATACCGGGAAGCACCTGGTTGGTATTACGGTTTACAAAAACTTAAAAAAAATATTTGCCAAAATCGGAATACCGGAATCCAGGTTTCATGATCTGCGCCACTCCTACGCCGTTGCACTTTTGGAGGCCGGGGTTGACGTGAAAACGCTGCAAACCAATCTAGGCCACTCGAACATTTCGACCACCCTTGACGTATATGCCCACGTTACCCAAAAGCTAAAAGCAGACAGTGCGGACAAGCTGGAAAAATTCGTTTCCGGGCTGCAAAAACAGCGCTAAAAACCTGATTGGGGAAAACTATGGGGTAAACGCCGTGAAACGAGATATTCAAAAATTGAATTTTCTTAACAAATTTATGATGGATATGAATAAGAATACGGAAATCCCCTTGAAATTTGAACAATTCCAAGGGGATTTGCTATGGGGTGGATAATGGGACTCGAATTTTGCATATTCCGTACATATAGTTATATTGCGTTATTTTCTTTTGGAAAACGTCCATATAATTATATTATGTATTGTGGATTGCAAATCCTGTTGGGGAAAAATATGGGGCAAAAAGCATTTCCTAATTTTGGGAGGTGCTTTGTTGGCACTAAAATGTGATTAAGTTTTCAGCACGTTGCAGCAAAAGGCGAAGATAGATTGGGCATCCTCTTGATTCGGTACACCAATTTTCGACCGTTCGCTTCGGAATGCAATACCGTTCTGCGAATGCCGCTTGGCTCAGGCCAGAATGCGCAACAATTTCCCGGACGGTGCGGCTTGCGGCGGCGTAGATACTGCGCAATTGATCCAGCCGTTCGGGCGGGATGGGTGCATCCGGCGTGTCGCCCCAAATGGTGGACAATGCAAGGTCTGACACATACGCGTCCGGGTCGCTGTAATTTGCAACCGCAGACACGCAAAAATAATATTGTTTGGCAGTCATGTTACTTTCCTTTCTTCTTTAATGCCTTTCCTTTTTCCTGCTTTCCCTTAACGCGGAAAGCCAATTCAGAAATTCATCGTCCGGAATCTGCTGGGCAATGCGGCGCATTTCTTCCGCGGCTTCCCGTGTCTTAAATTCCCCGATAAAGTGCTGATGGCCGTTTAGAATTTTGTAGGTGAAAAACATTCCCCTAGCCGTTCTTTTTGAAACGCCCGTACGCGAAGAATCGATGATTTTTCCCGCCGCCGTGATCCGCGCACTATCGCGCTTCCAGCAGCCACAGCTTTTAGTAGTCCCACCCCTTAGGGACGTTGCTGGTACTAGTACAGTGTTTCCACAGTCGCATTTACAAAGCCAGACGACCGATTTTGCACGCTTTACGTCTGTTTCGCAAATTGCGACCAGGCGGCCAAACCGCTGCCCGCTTATGTCCCTATTATCTGGCAGGCGGTTTCTGTGTATCAGGGCTAGGCGGCACTGTTCGGAACAGGTGCGCCGCACATAATAGGAATCCGGGGCGGTAAATTCCGCCCCGCATATTACGCAAACACGGCGTTTTTCTTTGCCATTATTCATCTACAACCAGATTCCATTCGTCGCCGTTGTCCCGTTCTTCGTCCGTCAGGGCAACCAGAACTTCGCTATCTTCGCCACGGTTGGCGGTGTCTACTTCGTTCTGCCACCAGGAAATCAGGTTCTTGACATCTTCGTCGTTGGCCAGAATAGTTGTGCTGCCTTCTTCTGTTCCCTTGCCGAACTCCCGGGCAAAGCTGCCGTTTTCCAGGTCGTCGAAACAATCGGGTTCATAACCGGCATTCCAGCCGCCGCGCCACAGCTTCAGGGTGATGTTGATAGTCTTGGTTTCAGTCTTGATAGTCATAATTGTAATCTCCTTTTGGTTTTGTAGGTGCTTTCCTTAACTGTCTGTATTATACCACTCATTGGGTGGTATGTCAAGTGTTTTCTGAAAAATAGTTGGAAATTATTTCAAAAATTTATCCCCAAGAGGTTGAACCCTTGGGGATAATAGTTAATCTTCTAACCGCCGCATAATTGCGGCGTATTCCTTGGGATAAAGTGCCCGAACACAATCCATGTGTTCATCCAGTACATCCAAAAGCCGTGGCATTCCAGCCTTCCTTGCGGCTCTGACAAACTCGCTTCCTCCGGTGTCTACCGGCTCCGGCGACATGGAATACATTTGCACAGGGGCAGGATTAGCGGGGCGGGAGCTTTCCGGTAACAGGTGATCCAGGATGGTGTAGCACGCTGCCATAAGCTGGCAGGCGGAAGCGGTAGGCTTTCGCATTGCCCGACACTCTTCGATTGTTTCCAGCAAGTCCCGCTCTGTTAACATTTTTAATCCTCCATGCACCGCAGAGCCTTTTCCAAGGCCTCCCGTGTCCGGCTATCCGGTGCGTCGTCCATCATGCGCCGCAGTTTGTCGGCCATATCATCCTTAGCATCTGCCCGGCTGTAGCGTCCCATGCTGTCCCGTTTCCGACCCCGGTAGCTGTTGCCACCCCGGTATTCATCCCGGTAGCCATCACGGCCATAATTGCCCATAGCGTACCAGTCACCGGCGTTGCTGTACTCTCCGCCCATCATAATCTTGTCCAGATTTTTCAGGGTGTGGGTCAGTTTGTCCACGGTTTCCAGATCACCAGCGGATAACTCGCCTTTTTCGGCGATTTCGTCCAGTTCACGGCAAAGAGTATCACGCAATTCGTTCCAATGTTTCATCGTGTTTTCACCTCCATCACGCCACGCGTTCGATCATAAGGTTTGCGTTCGCAACATTGATTGCCTGGGTGGATATGTTGCGCACAGACAGGCTGACACAGCAGCCACGGGGTACATCCACAAAGGCAGACGATACCACGTTGAATGCGTTCTCAACAGCCGCAGGGGTCACGGTTGCCGTTGTAGTGGGCAAAGCCTCACCGCCCAGCGCCAAGGCTACACTGATAGCCCCGACAGTACCGCCAGTTGGGATTGAAATGTTGCCGACAAACAGCACCTTATATCTTGCAATAGATGCACAGCCGTTGCAAATGCCCCGTAGCGTCACCAGCCCGGCCCCGTCACGGTGAACAACATACCCCCGGTTACACCGAACCGGCGTGTCGGTAAAAAGCACGTTCTGTCCGGCGGGAACCGTCTGGACAGTGTTTGCAGTAAGTTCAACCGCCATGGTTTAGCCCTCCTTTGTCGGTGCTGGGTGGCTGTGACCAAGGCACAGGCCGGACAGGCAGCCGTCCATAAGATTTTTGACCATATCCGCTTTGCTATCGGTCAGGCCTTCCACGTCCTTCACCAAGCCACAATAATCCCGTAGCTCGGTGATGCTGAGTTTTGCCAGATCGATTTTCCCGATGTGGTCAATCAGATTGGCTTTGATCTCTGCAATGCCCATTTTACCGACCTCCTTATGCCACGTTCCCGCAGCCGCAGCCGTAGCCGTTACCGCAGCAGTTGGGGTTCGGAACGACATAAGCCGGTCTTGCAGGGGGATTGTAATAGGCGAACTGATTTTCGACGTAGCCCTTAATGGTAAGGTTCTGGGCATTCTGGCTCGCCGCCAACTGTGCCATGAAAAGCTGCTGATTCTGGTCAGCAATTTTCTGGTCTTTCGCCGCCAACTCCTGTGCAGTAAGCCGCTGGTCAATGGAGCGGAAGCCGCAGTTCATAGCGTCGATGATATCCCTGGTGGTGTTCTGGACGGTGTTCCGGGTTTCGCAACTCTGGGTCGCCATGTTGTAGTTTACACCCTGGATTGCCTCCCGGTTCTCGCAGCAGCACTGCTGCTGTGCCATCTGCATCTGGAAAAGCTGCTGCATCAAAGCCGCCTGCTGGTTGCACCGGGACAGCTCCGCCGCCTGGAAACCATTGCTGAGATTCTGGTTCACGTTTGCAAACCCATTCAGCATACCGGTGTTCATGGCATAGAAGCCATCGCAAACGCCGTTGTTTACGCTGTCGATTTTTCGCTCAATGTTGGAAAAATCGGAAGCGAGGACATAGCCATCCACAACGCCAGCACCGTTTCCACCGCCGAAGCCGCCGCCCCAGCCGTTGCCGCCCCAACCGAACATGCCGAAGATCAAGAAAACGATGATCCACGTTGCCCAGTCGCCGCCCCAGCCCATGCCGTTATTGTAGCCGCTACCGCCCTCGGTGCAAGCCCTGATATCGGCAGGGGAGAGATCATTAGAAATACTCATGTTTTTTGTTTTCCTCCTTATAAGAAAAATATTATAACAGCGGTTTTACCGCCTGTTACCGAAACCAAACATCCCACGGAACTGATCAAATTGTCCTTGCATTTGCTGTGCCATTTGCTGTGCTTGGTTAAGCTGCTGCTGACTGACCCGTCCGCTCTGCATCAACTGGTTAAGCATCTGCTGCGGATTCTGCCCCTGCATTTGCCGCATAAATTGCGGGAACTGCGTCATCATCTGCATAGGATTAGGCATCATTGTACTTTCCCTCCGTCATCTGTTTAATTTTTTCTTCCACAGCGGAAAGCCGCTGCTCAAATTCCGAACTTACCGCTTCCTTGCCTGTGCTGGTATCCCGAATCTTGTATTCGTAGGCAACAATCGGCATAGGCCGCCCGTTCATGTCGGCTCGTTTTTCGTAAAACACCGGCTTATTGCTGTCCCAGAGCCGGACAAAGCCATTGGCCGCTACCAAAAACGCCTCTGCTGCTGATTCCGACGCAACCCAAATCCGGTCATCCTGTGGGCTTTGCGGTGGTGCGGCGTTCTGCCCTATGGGCATCTGCTGGGCAGGCGGCTGCATCTGCGGGAAATAGTTCTGCGGATAGTACCCGCCGGGTTGATAGATTGGCTGCATATACGGATTTGCCATCATTCACGCCTCCAAAAATAGATTGGGTTTTCGTCCATCGAATTCCAGGTGTCATACAATACGCCGTCAATCACGGTGACAACGTGGTTTTTCAGGGCAACGACATAGGTTCCAGTCGGGTACTCCTGGATAAAATCACCCACGGTGTAGCAGTCCGGACATTCTGCCGGAATCGATGCCCGGCGAAAGCCATGTTTCCGGAGGACTGCACCCCATACGTTGTTTGCACTGGGCATATCACATTGTGATATGCCTTCGATTGCTAGCATGACATATGCCTGATACCAGTCAATATCTAACGCCTTCGCAATCGCTCTTACAGCACAATCGCCGACTTTCGCCGTCCGGGGGTTCGGGTTGAAACTTCGAAAAATGCCCATAGGCATCGCCCCTTTCTGCTTATAGCATAGCAAAAAACCAGGCGAACGAATCATCATCGTTTCGCCTGGTTTTCGTCAGAAAATCGTCACTTTTTCGTCAAATAATCAGGTCGTCCGGGAGCGTGGCACTGTACTTCTTGACTGCATCATATTTCCGCTGCAATCGTCGCACGACCCTGGTTATTGTGGCTTGGGACACACTGTATTTTTGTGATTGCCAGTATTGGCAGTGCCCGGCGGCACGGGTGGTTAAGACATCCTTTTCCAGCGGCGTAAGACACGCCAGCCTGTCAAACTCGTCAATGACCACCCGATTTAACCCGGGCTTGTCCACCTACCGCATCAATCCTTTCTGGGGGTAATGTAATTCTGCGCCTGCTTGCTATCGGAGATACCGGCGGTGGTAGGATCATTGACCACACCCAGGATCACCAGCACACCAAAGACGGCGTTGACCACGGCAATCAGCCGGTTTCCGATGTCGCCAACATCCAGGGTGTAGCCGAACACGGCGGCCACGGTCTGGATCAGCAGCAGCACAGCGGGAATCACCGCCAGCCAGAAGTTTTTGTTTTTGAATCGTACAGTCCAGTTAATCATTTTATTTTCCTCCTTAAATTTTAGCCCAGCCCAAGCCGGGCAAGAATAAACCCTACGACAGCGGCTACGACGATGTATATGACCCTTTCTACCACAGACTTCCACCGTTTGCCGGGCTCGGATTTCAGCTCCTGCACGTCCGCGCATAGGCCGTCAACCTTCTCCCCGGTGGTTTCCACACGTTCTGCCATCACCGCAACAGACGTTGCTAGCGTGTTCACCGCTTCCGTGTGCCGTTCCAGCGCTTCCAGCCGGTGGGAGTTGGATTTGCTCCGCTGCTCTATAGCGGAAATCCACTTAGTGATCTCAGCTTCTTCCATTGGCATACTCCCTTCTCAGCCTTGCCACCGGCTGTATTTGCCGTTATCAATATGTACACCCCATTCGTAGCGGCCTAAACCGCCCCGTCCGGGCATCTTTTCTGCCTGTACCTGCTCGGCGATTTCCTGCAACCTGGCGACGGGAATGTTCCCGCCGATGGGAGCCAGGTCAATGGCCTGTCCGGTCAGATGCAAGCTGTTCCACACGCCACCCACGTTGGGGTCGGCATTGTGCTGCTTGCAGCGCACACCGGAATTCACCTTCAGGGGGACCCCAGCCCGGCGGCGGATTTCGTCCGCCATCCGCACAGTTTCCTCCACCGGTTCCGCCGGGAATCCGTTGCAATATTTGCCGCCGCACTGACAGCGGAATTCTGCCCGCCGGAAGTACTGGATATCGTCCCAGAAAGTCCCCGTCTCGGCGTTTTCCACCTTAGCAGGCGTGTACATTCTCCCCGCCGCAACCGCCGCCAGAAGGGCGGTCTGGGTCTCCTGACCTGGGTCTCCGTCTACGTTCAGCCCTTCCGCCGCTTGAAAAAGCATCACGGCCTGCCGGGTCTGACTGCCGGTGATCCCATCCGGTGCGCCCACCGGGTAGCCCAGGTAGGCCAGTAAGCATTGCACCTGCAAAACGTTCACCCGACCACCTCCTATCCGGCTGTGGCTTCCGCATCAAGCGAATCTAACGCATCGTAGTACGCCTGCGCCAGAGTTTCCACCTCTGCAATGTCGTCCTCGGTCAGCAGGCCGCTGTCCAGATGGGTGTATGCCTTGTCCAGCCAATATGCCACGTCACGTCCAGCGGCGATCTCCCGCTTGATTGAGCGCAGTGTCAGGTCGTGTCTGGCTTTGCTCTTGATTGCCATACGGATACCTCCTTTAGGTTGCGGTCATGGATGCAATGGCATCCTCAAGATTTTTGATTACCATGTTTACGTCTCTTTGATAGCTCAGTTTTAACCCTGCGCCGTCACTGGCCTGCACCACAGTGTCAGGGGCGTAAGCGGTGAGGGCTTTGTAGGCGGCGAGTTCGGTAGCGGTGAGCGGGGTTTCGATGGGGGTGGCGAGGCCGTAGAATAAAATGTATTCTCCTTCTTCTGGGTTTTTGGCGTCAATGGGAATAAAAATCTGTACATTGGTTTTGTCTACATAAAAGTGCGGGGTATCTTTGTTAAACGAAACAAGAAATGGCGATTTATTGCATAGGGCTTCTGTTTTGTAATCGCGACCAAGTATTGGCAACCGAATCGAAAGTCGTTTTGTTACCGCAAACTTAGCGATATCCGTAACGTTACAGGTTGACAAGTCTATAGCGTTCACCATCTGAACCTTCACCCCTCTCCCCAAGTCCACCTCATCGCACATCCACCGTTGTCCGTTTTCGTCCGTGTAGTTGCCGCCAGAGACGACAGGGATGCCTGGTAAGCCGTTGGGAGTGGGGAGCGTGATAGTTTGCGTTTTTCCGTTCCCATCGTTCAATGTTACCGTCACGCTCCCGCCGTCACCAGTGCTCTCGATCGGCACAGGGCTGTCCGGAGTCGGTGTGCCGTCCTGCGCACTTTTGCCGTACACGGTCAGTCCGCACAGCGGCGCAGAGAAAGTATCGTCAACGGAGATAGGGTTGCCTGTCTCAGTGCCCACAAGGACATTCTGTCGGGCTTTATCTGCCGCATTAATGTTAGACCGGGCTTGCTCCTGCTGGGAATCAGTAAGGTTCTGCTCGGTGTACAGCACTGCCGTTTCCGCCGCTTTCTGGGCTTTCTGGGCGGCAGCTTGGGCGGCCGTTGCGTTTTTCTGTGCGTCTTCTGCGGCTTTCTTGGCTGCTGCCGCTGCCGCATCGGCGGCGGTGGTGTCACCGGCGGGGCCAACTGGGCCAGTCAACCCCCGGGGGCCAGTTTGGCCTACCTCGCCCCGGTCTCCCTTGTCGCCCTTGTCACCTTTTTCCCCTCGGAAGTCCCCGGAAGCAATTCCGTCTTCCAACTTTTTCAGGGACTTGGCGGCATTTTCAGCGGATATTCCCGCCTGGGTGGCGCTGGCTTCCGAACTCCGGGCGGCTTCCGTGGCACTTGCCGCCGCATCCTTCGCCGCCTGGGCATCCGCAGCCACGGCCTGGGTGTAGGGCTTCAGTGGCTCGTCGGGTACAGCTCCGGGGGTAGTCAGTGCCCGGATGGTGTTGGTCTGGTAGGTAACGGATTTGACGACCGCACCGTCTGCGCCCAACCATTGCAGTTCGGCCTGACCCCGTCCGGGATAGGCCGTATCCGTGGATGATACCACCCAGACAATACCGCCGTCGGCCTCCACTGCCGGAACAGGGTATGGCTTCTGGTCATTCGCCCGCTGATGCAGCAGCAGGATACTCCCCACGCCAGCCCGGATATTGGGCAGCGTCACCCGTACAGCCTGGTTTTCACCCTCTTTGCCTAGAGCAATGACACCAGCGTTAGGCACTACATCAATCATCGGTATACTTCCTCCTTTTCCAGCATCAATCCGATAAACCCGATGGCCAGCCCCACCAGCATAGGCAGGGCTAGAACCATCAACCACAGCAGCTTAGCCAGCGTTCTCATCTGATTACCACCCCATACTTCGCCAGGATGTCAATGATATCATCGGTAAGTATCTTTTTCAGCTGGCCGGGAGGCAACTTGGCAATAGCTGCCGCAATGGCTCTCATATCCTGCTCTCCGTCCTCGGCAGCATGAATTTCTACTAACCGCTTTCTTGCTCCATTACTCCACCGGTTCATCAGGTTTCACCTCCAAAATGGTCAATGCATTTTTCATGTCTTCGCCCTCGGCCTTCATTTCTGCAATCTTTGCAAGAATTCGCTCTTTCCGCTCTTCTATGGTCATGTGTTCACCCCCAGCGCAGCTTCAATTTCGGATAATGCGGCCTCATACTCGGCATTTTGTGCTGTCAGGTTTTCCAGCTGTTCCTGCTCGTAGGCTCTCTGGGCACTATCCAGCTCCCGCCAGGGCTTCCAGGGTGAAACCATTTCGCCCTGGAAAACTACGCCGTCCGGACGTGTCCAGGTCTGTCCTGCGGGCACAAAGCGGTATCCTTCGATGTAGGCCGGACATTTGCCGTCAAAGTAGTTCGTATCAACTGCTGTCAGGCCGTCAGCGGTTGCGGCATGGCACTTGTAATCAGCATCAATGTAGATCGTCATGGTCACACCTCCGCACGCAAACTGTACAGATTTATGCTGTTTTTTTGTTGCAGGCAAAAGCCAATATACCAATCACCTGTAATATTTTCCACATCCAATTCCATTGTTTGTCTGCCTGTTTTCGTGCTAAGTTTTACACTTTTAATGCCGTTGTTTGCCTCGCTGGTATAGGCGTAACCTTTGTCGGCAGATAGTGCCAATCCAACGCCCCTGAAATTGGCGTAGTTTCCGGCATTGGTTACTGTGATGATGTCTACATCTGCAACTATCATTTTTGCGGCGCTTATATCAACCTTGGAGTTGCTAACAACACCGCTGCCGCCGGACGTGTTATTCAGGTTAAGGTATCCATCCGCAGGCGTTATCGTAACAGGGTATTTGGAAACCAATGGCGTACTATATCCGATGTCCGTAGGCACACCGTTCTTGACGATCCACCGAGCAACTCGGACAGTTTCCGTCTGTCCGCTGGTGGACATGTCGGCTTCTGCGCTCCAGTCTCCCGCCGTGATTGACCATGTACCCGCATTTGGCACTACACACGCCCATGTGCCGCTGGTGTCCGGCGCAGTCAGCGTGGTGCTGCCATTCGTGGCCTTGCAGGTCAGCCCAGCCGGGTAGGTGATGTTGATTGTGGCCGAGAAAAACGTGATTTCCGCCTGGTAGTCCGCCTTGATCTCCACGGCCCTTGTTGCCGTGTCCGTGCCGTTGGTGATAGTGATTGTCCAGGTGCCTTCGGTCAGGCCTCGGAACACCACAAGGCCATTTGCCCCCACGGTCTTACTTTTGACTTTTCCGGCCTTGTTTGCCACGGTGATAGCTACACCAGCAGGGGCGGTAATAGTCAACGTACAACCACTACCGCCTCCTGCATTTGTCATTCCGATCATACTTTCGTCACCTCTTCCAGCAGATAATTGTGTCGATTGCAACCGGGGCAGACGGCTTGCTATCGGCATAGATATACACACCGCCGTTATAGCATTCCGCCACCGGGGCAAAATTGTTATCCGTCAAGGCGGCAACGCTGTACACCACGTTTGGGATCATGGACGCAATCACATTTGCAAGCGTCACCGCCGCCCGGAATGGATAATCCTGGTATGTGCTATCCGCCACAAAGGCCGATACCGGGACGGTGGTATCCGCAAATGTCAGTTTCTTCAGCTCCACCGCCGTTCCGGCTTCCAGGTCTGCAAGTTCCTGATTGATTGCGTCAAGCACACCCCGTGCCTGTGACGTGGTATCGTCAAGGACGGTGTTAACCTGCTCCTTTGTTTCGGACAACATTGTGCTGAACTGGCTTTGCATTGTTCCAGTGTCAATGCCGACCTTCTCAGTCACCAGGCCGCATACGGAAGCGTCCAACCGTTCGTCCGTAATTGTTGCAGCTGTGATTTGCGTTGCACCAGCTTCTACGGAGATCCTGGCAAGGCTAATTTGCCGTACCGTGGTGCTATTGGTTAACGCCGGTACTAAAGGGACGCTTGCAGGGGTTCCCTGCAATATCTTGATTTCCGGCAAATCCGCATAGTCTTTTGTTTTCCATTCCACTATCACCCGGTCAATCCGGTTAAGCGTAGAATCAGCAGGTGCAATCGTCAATGTCAACTTTTTTTGGGTGGTTGCCTCGGTATCATTCCACCAACACACGCCGTCTCCCTTGTCATTCGTGATCCAGCCGTTTCCATCAGATACCGTTACCGTCATGCCACCGGCGGCGGTGACGGAAGAATTCCCATCTGCCCCAAACACGCCGGAAGTACGCCCATGGAGCCAGCGCATAACATCTTCTGCGCCTTGAAATTCGTCTCTGTTGTTCGGGAAGCTTTTAATTTCCATTTCTCAAAATCACCTCATCAATTGCCGTTAAAGTCGGTTCGCCTAGAACAATGCTGGTGGTTTCCCCATTGCTGTCCAAAGTGTATTTGTACCCAGTTACCTGCGCCTGGAATGCCACGCCGAACCGGTTAGAAACGCAAGATACCGTGTCACCCAAGTCATATTTCGCCCCGAATTCATCGGGATCAATTGTCACCGAAAAGCTGGTACGTTTCAGGTATTTCCCCAGGGCAAGGGACGCTTGTTCCTTTGCCCGTTTTTCCACGGCTTTTTGGGATTCCTTTTCTTCGGCAATAACCGTGTTGCTGCACCACAGCTCCCGTCGCTCGTCGCCTTCTGCCTCGCCGACCGAAGTCTGATATTCTTTATCGTTATACTTGTACATGATGTAGGCAGCATTTTTGAAGGTGGATTCATCCTCGTTGATGATTAAGTCTGTACAAGTGCCCTGCTCCTCCACAAACGCTACAGCGTGTATCCCCTCAGTTCGGACAATCCCCTTGAAAATCTCAAACGTCCATTTTAAGGCTTTGCTGTCCCAAATCATTCTCCGCCCAAGTTTTCCGTAGGCCAGAACCTCCGTGACCTGATCCAGCAATTGCCCGTCGGAAATAACGCTTTCGTCATCATCTTCGGTTTCCGTGTCATCTTCCTGGAACGTCTCCGTCAGACCCTTGATGGGTGCTAGGTCAATCCGGCTCAGTCCACGCAGATTGCCGGAAATCAGACTATAGGTGTCTTCCTCGATGGTTACGATTTTTTTCTTGTTCGCAACGCACCGCTTATTCAGCAGCCATTCAGCCGTATAGCCGTTTGCGGTAATCTGCTGTTTCGTGGTGTCGCTTTTCACGTTTACCAGCACATAGGTGGTTCCCCGCACGGTGTTGTAAACGATATTTCCCGGTTTTAGGGATGCAATGGCATAATCGTCAAGTGGTTCTATGATGGATATCTTGCCGACATCGTTGTATGCTTCCTCCATCGATATTGCGCTTGCCGCATACAGTCCATACCTGGTAGAAAAATCTGCCGGGTAAATTTCCAGGCTCACAGCGCCACCCCCGTTTTCTCCACGGCATAATCTATGGATACCTGTAGATTGTTTTTTCCGCTAGTTGCTTCCGGCTTGATGGAGTTATCGCCCACCCTTAGCCGCCAGAACTTGGAGCCAAGGTCAAGAGCACCTCGGCATTCCCCGTCTACGGATGACGTGACGTATACCCGATCATGGGTGATTTCGACCACAAGCCGCTCACCGGCAACCATGCTTTTGTTCACCAGCAAATAGTTGTTTGTCCGTGCGTCGATGATTTGCGGATTTTCCACAACATCCAGGGCGGTAAAAGTAACCGTATACGGGATTTCCAACTGCCCGGAGTTGTGGATAGAAATAAATTTCTTCACAACAACCTCGCCGAAACGATACGGGCGGCTTATATTCCACGGGAACTTAAAACGCTTTTCTACACCGCTCAGGGCGGCATAAGCATTCTCGGATTTCATCCAATAGGGGTAGGGGGCAAGCAGCGAGAATTGGAATTTTGCCATTGCAGCCTTCGCCTCAATGGTCGGCGTTTCGGTAGGGCGGCACTCCAAATAGTAGTCATTACAAAACAGCTTCCCGCCCAAATCTGGGCGAACCACTTCCAGCAGACGCTCCTTTTTTTCTGCCTGTGCGCCTCCAACAATAATTCCGGAGATGTTTACCGGGCGGCTCTGCACATTGGCAGACCGGATTGTGGTTCCGGTCTGCCCGATTCCCTGCGCCTCGCTGATGGATACGGATACCGCATCAATACCGGTTGGCTTACTGATAAGATACCCGCCGTCATAGTCCAGCGTCACCTTTTCGCCATCACTATTTTCATAGACAAATGTCTTCGATAAATTGTTGTAACCCACTAGATAGCCCACCTCGCTTGCTCAAACATGGCTTGTGTAGCCGCTGCCAGTTGGATCGGGGTCTGTGGCACGGACTGGATATTCTGCACGATGGTGATACCCTGACTGTTGCCCCGTTCCTTTCCTTTGCGCCATTCCTCCGCTTCCGGGGCATTCAAAATGGCCTCTCCCCGGTGGAGTGTTGCGGGCATACCGTTGTATGGCACATAATCCATGCCAATAGCACGGCCTTGCCCAGTCATAACCAGGTCGGCATATACGGTCGTATGGACATCCCCCAAATGCGATTGCAACGCCTTTGTCATCTGCGACCCGATATCGCCCATGGTGCTCATGATTCCACTTTTGCTTGTGTCAATGCCGGAAATAAAACTGGAAATCGTGGATGTGGCCGCTTCCATGGCTTCACCGGATTTGTCAAGCCCCTGAATGGCCTCGGCGTACTGCTCAGAAAGCGTCTGCATTTGCGCTTGGAATTCTCCGCCCATGTCGGTGAAATTCTGCGCTACGGCACTTTGGGATTCCTTCATGCCGTCCATCATGCTAGTCATGCTTTCGACAATCTTTTGCCCTTCTTCGGTAGTAGCACCGCCTACGGCTTGCAGCTTCTCCACAATCGCAGACGCATAAGCGGAACCGTCCGCCCCGTAAGATTGCAGGGCATCTCCAAGGCTGCCCAGACCGTTGTCTGCCAAATATTGCAGATTGTCCGCATACTGATTGTTGAAATCAATCTGCGACTGCATATTCTTCTGGATATCGTCAAAACTGGTCTTGATTTTCGTGCTTGCTGCGTCAAATGGCCCGAACCAGCCTTCCACATTGGACAGCGTAGATTCGTAAGTCGCCTGATACTGCTCAAGTAGGGCAGTAGCGGCGGTGGTATATTCCTCCGTCGCAGAAGTGAACAGTTGTGCTTTTTCCTCTGCCGATAAACCGGCATTTTCTGTAGCGGTATCCGCCGCAGTAGTGGCATTGGAAAGATCGTTGTATTTTTGCTCTGCGTCGGCAAGGGCAGCTACAAGGGCATCATACTTTGGCGTTCCTGCCAGTTCATAAGATTCCGCAATCTGCTGTTTCAGATTTTCTACAGCTTGAGCCGCCTCATCTGCCGTAGAGGCAGATTCAACAATTTCACGCACCCCGCTAGCTGGATCGCCGGTTAAGTCTATCGCAAAATCCAGAAGGCCACTGGTAATCGGCTTCATAGCGTCGCCGATTTCTGCCATATGCACAGCCAGGTTGTTTTTCAGCTTTTCCCACTTGGCCTCTACCGTGTCCGTCACGGTAGCATTTGCCTTTTCCACCGCACCGGCGGATTCAGCCATCTGCCCCATGATGTCGTTCATATCGGCCAAATTGCTAGTAATAACGTTTGCGGCCTTTCCGGCTTCCTGAGAACCGAACATATCGCTCAAAGCAATTCCTGCCCTGTCCGCCTCATTTTGCAGAATCGTGAGCACATCCGTCAGAGAATAACCGGAATTCATAAGCTGCGTAAAAGACATTCCGGTTTTTTCTTTCAGAACTTTGGAAGCGGTAGTTCCGGATTTGCCCAGCTCGTTCAGCATACCACTTAAGTATGTCGTGGTTTCCGCCGTTGCGATACCGTTTTTTGTCATTACTGCGTAAGCACTGTTCAGCGTGACCATATCCACGCCGAACGCTTTTGCTGTAGGAATGACACGGCCCATTGCCTGGGCTAATTCGTCCACTGTGGTCTTGCCTAGGTTCTGGGTGGTTATCAGCATATCCGCAATGGACGTAGCGTCGGACGCTTCCAGCCCATAGGCGTTAATAGCCGTGGTCAAAATATCCACAGCGGTAGCTGCATCTGTAAAGCCGCCACGGGAAAGCTTGATCGCCTGAGTTGTGAACTGTACGGCATCTGCCTGATCGACAGAAGCGGAAATTGCCTGATATACGGCCTCGGAGAAATCAGACAGCGACACACCGGTTTCCATCGACCCCTGCTTGATTGTCTTGAAGTAGGCATCCATGTCAGTTCCGTCAGACAGCAGGGTTTGCACCTTAGAAAAAGCGGTTTCAGCGGCGGCGGACTGCTTGATCGCCTCCTTGCCGAAATCTACAAGTGCTTCAGCACCTTTCCGGATCAACTGCGCCTTTGTAAATTTCGGGATTAGTTCATCCAGCACACTCCCGAACTGGCTTGTAGAATTCCCGGCCTCGTCCATGGTTCCTGGGATATCCTGCATGGTAGAATCGAAAGAATCCGCTGCCGATCTGGCCTCGTCCAATGCTTTTTGGTTGGTATCCAATTTCCCAGACAGTTCCTCAATTTTCTCTGCGGCTTTTTGGGTTTTTTCGTCTCCAGCGCCAAGTGTGAGATACAGGTCGGCATAGTCTTCTTTCAATTTTGCTAGCCTGATTTTTTGCTGACCTATGGTGTCCGCCAACTTGTCGGATTCTTTCCCGAACTTTTCAAAAGCCCCGCCAGCTTTTTCCGCACCCTTGGCCACATTGTTCATGGTCTGGTCGCTTGTGCTACTGATTTTTTTCAGTCCCGCTGATGCGTTATCCTGAATCATAACGGCAATAAACAGGTCTAAAAGGTCTATGTGCCGTCACCTCCCATCCGTTCCAGCTTTGTACTGATATCTGCAATAATTTCCTCGCCGCCTCTGTTTTCCTCCGGCTTTGGCGGGTCAATGTAATCTATATACCGATGCCCTATGTATTTACCGCCAAAAGCTTTTGCTACGGTTTCGGTCAGCGTCATAATGGCATCGGATATATAGACACGGTACGCTTTTTCGTCCTGCTGCTGGTTCCAGTGCTCTGAAATCATCCGCAGCATGGCAGGGAAGGGAAGTTTATCCCAAAACAGGGGATTAACCGCACCCAGAGCAAGAGCGTACCCACTTACGCCAACGCCCTGAGCGAAACGAAAAAACTCATCACGTCATCCCGTGTCAAAATCTTGTTGAACGTGACAACGGCATTCGGAACCTTTTCGCCCGCCTTCTCGACCATCCAGAAAGAATCCGTAAAATCGGCGGTTTCCTTCGGGTGCTCCAGGCACGCCTTTCTCGCCATCTCCAGGATGTATTTTTTGTTTTTGTCCCGCTTGCGCTTTGCCACTTCCGCACATTTTGCCCGGAACTGTTCGTCCGTTTCGCCCTCTTCACGGACTACAGGTGGGATTTCGTCCGCCGGGTCGTTGTCCACCTTTATAAGGGCGGAAAAAGTCTCAATTTTTCCCACAAGGGCAAAAGTTGCCGGGAGCAGCTGCTCGTTCGGCAGGTCGAAAATGAACTTTGCCATATTGTCCTCCTTATGCGGCGGTAATATCCTGATTGACGTAGAACTCCATGGGGCACTCCGTCACATTGCTGATGGAAGCATGTCCCTGAAGCTCCACAGTAACCTGGCCTTTCCCGTTTTTGGTGGTTTGCAGGGAGAAGCCAGCGGAAGACAGCACGTTTTTCAGGCAAATAGCCGCCATCCCCTTGTCTCCCATATCTCCAACCCACCAGACTGTGTCGGTAAAATCGGTCAGTTCCAAGGTGTCCTTCGGGGTAATCTTGTTTCCGGTTACGGTGGCGGGGCCAATAGACAGTTTCACGCCGTTTGCAGTCATGGTCACGGCGGTAAAGCTCATCTTGCATTCCCAACCGTCCAGCTGCTTCAGTTCCTTGGTGTTGTTGGGGACATTATCGATATCCTCGCCATCATCGGTATAGGTGGCAACACAGCTAGCCTGGATACCGCCGGTGGTCGCAAAAAGGATATCTGTATCCTGCGGTTTTGCGGGCTTGTCAGGGTTAAAATTGCTCAGGATCATGCCAGCCCCACGGGGGATGCTTTTGAAAGCGTCAGCCGCAATCTGGGTAAACATCTTTGCCAATCTCGTTTTCCTCCTTATGTGAAATATTCGGCGGTGATATTCAGAACCCGCCGCTTAATGGTGTTTTCCTCGTCCGGAACGGCTCGCATAAAGGGGGAGCCACGCAAAAGCCAGATATAACCGCCGTCCACATCTACGGTACAACCGCCACGGCCTATTGCCTCTCCGATTTCCGCCCCCTTTGCGGTGGGAATTGTCTCGGATTCCGTCTTATACCAGATGTTTACAGTCAGATTTACGGGCATCTCCCCGAAAATGGCCGTAGCGAACGAGTATGTCATATATGGCATTTCCTGCTTATCCGGGACAGATGTCTCCGAGAAAGCAGGAATGCCGAAACCGTTGAAAAATTGGTGAAGTGCTTTGTCTGCCGTCAATTGCTCAGCACCCACCTTTCAGCGGTCACTTGGCACATATCCAGGGTGCCAACGTCAGGTGACTGCTTGTCAGCCCCGTTGCTGGTTGCCCGAAAAATTGCGCCGTCCGACAGCCGCTTGAAAACGTCGTGGAAGGATAGGGGAGTGTTCCTTCGGGTGGTGACGGTATACACATTGGTAACACCCTCCTTTTCGGCAATCCGGCTTTGCATGGACGTGTCCAGGATAATTGCAGCGTGGAACGCCGCTCCTTCCGCCCATTCCACAATCCAACCGCTCGCCCCATCAGGTGTGCGCTTCTTTTCCATCAGGACGCAAGCATCCTTCAGAAAATTATCTAGCATACTCATATTTTCCTCCACATCCGCAAGCGTGGCGCAAACACTGTCTTCCAGCTCATGCTTTCGCCTGTGCCGCCACTTTCGCTTGCTTTGGTGTACGAATACCCACCGAACGATTCGCTCTGATACGGACTTTGCAAAGCCTCAGCGTGTTTCTCCTGCCAGGCGTTAATTTCATCCAGCAGAATCAGCAGCTCCGTAGGGATGCAAAGCTCGGTCACGATACCGCTGTAGGTCTCGTTGCGCAAATCAGAGTTTCCGTATACATGGATACCGTTGTTTCGGCGGCTTCCTTCAATCAGGTAATAGTCTCCGTTTTCCAGGCCGGGGAGGAGCAGACGCTTCTCCGTAATATCCTCGCCGAAAAACTGCCACTTTTCCCCGGGAAAGAAATTCCGCAGGTACACAAGCAGCTCGTATAGACTTACGGGCGTTGTCTGCCCCATGTTTCCCCCTCCTTTCACTGACCCTTAACGGCGGTCAGAATGTCCGCTTTGTTCATTGCGGCACTGACTCCGGAAATACCATTTTCCTTGGCGTATTCCAAAAGCTGGGCTTTCGTCATGCCGTCAAAGTCCACGTTTCCCGGTGCGGTGTTATCAGTGGTCAGGGCCGCTTTTAACCCCCCGGCGTAACGGTGGCAACCGCAATGCCATCCAGGTATTCCGCCCACAGCTTCATGCCCATGATTGCGTACATATCGCCGGTTGCACGGCTATAGTCGCCCTCGACATGCACGCCGATCAGGTTGGTTTCACCCTTCACGGTGTAGTTCAGACCCAGCTTTGCGAAGTCGCTGTCGCTCGGATCAACGTAGTACAGGTCAATGTTTTCCACAGGGGTAGCAATGACCTTGCCAGCGGCAACATACTTGTCGGGCAGCAGGAACAGGGTGCTATAGCCCAGGAAGTTCTGGACATAGGTCAGGCCAAACATGGTCTGGGTGGTAATCTCCTTATCGCCCAGATAGTCGTAGAAATCCATGATGTTTGCAAAGCCTACGACCTCGGTCACGTCCTTGTCCATGCCCATGAACTTGGCCAGCACTTTGCCCTTTGCCTGTGCAAGTGCCTGCTGCCAGGTCTTGGGGGTCAGTTCCAGAGAACCGGTAGCCAGGAAGGTGTAGAAGTCGCCCAGAATCTTGTTCTGAAGGGCAACCAGGAAAGCGTCATCGGTCTTTTCCACCGCAACCTCTGCGCCGTACTTGGCAACGCTCTCAATGGTCACGCTCTTTGCGTACTTGGATACCTCAATGTCACCATAAGCAACAGGGGCAACCTTCATTTTGGTGAAAGGAATCTCGTCGCCTTCCGCCACGGTGGAACCGCCCTTCAGGCCGCCGTCCACCTCAGCCTTATAGGATACCAGCTTAGTGCCGGGGGCTTTGCGGATAGGCCGCATAATGCCCAGGATCGTGCGCAGTGCATCCCAGTTGTCGTCGAACCGGGTCACGAAATCCACCTCACGGGCGGTAGTCGTGTACTGCGCAGTTGTAGTTACGTTCGTTTTTGCTGCCATTTCAACAGCTCCTTTCGATTTTATTCATTTTCGCTTGCTAAGCTTTCCGCAAGCGCAGCCTGCCGCTCTGCGGTAGACAGCAGATACCGGCCTTTATCATCTTTCTTGTAGATTTCAGCCCGGCTTTTTACTCCATCCGTGGTATCGGGCGGTGTCTGGGTCTGGGTTCCGTTCTTTTTGACTTTCCCAACCAGCCCCTTGTAGTCGCCGGAAAGCAGACCGTCCAGGGCGGCGGTGTCCTTGATGGTTTCTCCATCCAGCGTTAGGCCGTCAATTTCAGCCTTTGCGCCCCGGATCACCAGAGCCATGCTCTCTGCGGGAATGCCCTTGCCCTGGAAATACGCTCTTGCCGCCTTTTCTTTGGCAGCCGCACTCTCCTTAGCTTCGATTCCCGCCTTGTAGTTCTGGAAATCCTTCTTTTCCTTTTCGTACTTGGCCTTAAAGCCTCCATCGCCGCCCTCTTTTTTCAGATCGTCCAATTCCTTCTGGACTCCAGGCAGCTTTTCAGCGTCCGCCTTGTAGGTGGCGATTAGGTCTTTCAGCCCATCCACGGTGTCGGTGTGTGCTTCGATGATGGTGGCAACCTGTTCTTCGGTCAGCCCCATGCTCTTCAAAAAATTGCGAGTTAATGCCATGACATGTATCTCCTTTTCTTCGGGGGAAGTTCTTTTCCCTTTGACATTTTTACCGTAGCACAAAAAGTAGGCCGTGATACACATTTTTCATTCGTTTGTTCGATAATTTCAAAAAGAAAAACCCCGCAGCGGATAACCGCCACGGGGTAGGGAAGGGTTAGATTATGTTTTACGTGGCATCAGCCGCTTCGAACGCTTCTACTAGCTTTGGGAACTGGATTGCGAAAAAATCCACCATTTCCTCGTTCTGTGCCCAGCTGGAATTTTCTGCAAGGCCGGATTCAAAGAGAAAAGCATGGATGATCTCATGTCGCTTATTTTTCCGGATTTGAACCGCTAAATTTTTCTTACAGGTTGGGTCTCCTTCAGAATCAGCGTAGCTATCCACAAGCAATTCCTTCACGGTTTCGTCGCAGATACCGTCCGCATCTTTCAACCTAACATCTTGGCTTTTGCTGGTAATCGTCAGCGTGTAAGCCGCTCCCAGAATGTTAATTTCCTTACTTTCCATTTAGCCGCCTTTCAGCTCTTTTTCCACAATTGCCTTGTACTTGTCAAGATGATTCTCCACAGCCGGGCGCAAATACGGTTGCGCTTTTTGCTTGGAAGTGCCTTCTTCCACGCACTGGGCATATTCCACATTCGTTCCGATTATTACCGTGTCATCGTCGGTGAAAAAAGTGATGCTGTTTCGCAGTCTGCCGGTTCTCACGGGGCAAAGCCGTTTTGCGTAGCCCTCCGCCACCAGGCCGATTGTGACCAACGTCCTGTGAATAGCCAGCCGCAATTCCCTGGTAACATCGTCTGTCAGGTTGAGAGAATCAATTGTCACATGGAAGTCTCCACCGCCGGAGGATTTTTGAATCCGTTTTGCCATCGGTTATTCCCTCGCTTTCATCTGTCAGATTCTTTCAATTGATTCAATCTCGCTTTGGTAAACGCTTTCGATTCCGCCGTCAGTCAAATCCAAAGCAATAGAATCTTCTGCATCTTCTGTTTCCTCGGCATCCCAAATGCAAATAGTCTTACCTTGTATAACAGTTCCGTCCTTCTTGCAAATAACAACTGCCGGAAGATCATTTGCATAATCCCATAAATTTACCATAATTTACTCCTTCTTGGGTGGAACAGGGAAAATGTGTTCTCCCCTGGCTGAATAGTGAATTGCCACTCTATTGGAATTGTGATATTGATCGTTTTTGAAGTATTGCCCAACTATGATATCGGTATCTACATATTCAACGATTCTATAGTGCCCGTCCGGATTTTTCCTTGCGTCAACGTCACCAGCCGTTGCATACTTTTGTAAGACACTATCTAATTCCTTTTCGCCGATAATAACTATATTTTGCGGCGTTTTACCATTTTTCTGTCTCTGCGCTAAATAAGTTTTATACTCATGCGTTCCTTCGATATGCTTCCGCTGCTGCCCCTTGTTTAACTTTAACGGAATTTCTCCTGAATCAATCTTCTCCTTTAGTATAGCACGGTTTTTCTCATTTTTCAACTCATTTTCCCGCTGCTTAAGTTCTAGTTTCTGCACTTTTTGCAATTCTAAATCTTTTCCCGCTTTCCAGTCCTCATAGCTCACCCCGTCCAATTTGGAAGCCCTGGGTGCGTCGCTTTGGTCGATACCCTTCACTGCGGAAACCAGGGTGCACCGACAATTGTAAATCAGATACCCCGGTGCTTGCGGGTCTCCGGGATATCGGATAGAAGCACCGTCTACATGAAACGCCTCGCCCACAGCCACTCTTTGACCGTCAAGCAGTCGGTGCTCGTGCCGGGTTTTGCCGTCCAGCGTAGCAAGCCACTCCTGTTCCAGTTCGATTCCGATAGATTGCGCATATTTGTAGGTATCGATTCTCCCTGCACATTCCGCCGCCGTGGTTGCCGTCCTGGCAGAGCGCACGGCGGCGTTCAAATCCATGCTTGCCACGGTTACGAGCCGCTTGGCAATGTCCTGGATGGGGTCTCCCAGAAGAATGCCCCTGTTGATAGCTGCCGTGATATGCTTCTGGTTCCAACGCTTATCAACAGGCACATCTACAGATGGGAGGGGAAGCAGGTTCGGCTCTTCCCGGATCAGGCGTTCCACCGTGCTATGGTCGTATAGCGTCCACGACAAATTGACGTTTGCTTTCTTCTCGATATCATAAGCGGCGTAGTTGGCATTCAGGGCATAAACGTCTTTTGCTTCGCCGTTCACAATTTTCATTGCGATTTTGTCGGCGTTGGTGAAATCCTCGGTCAGCACATCGATCATATCCCGCAAATGCTTTTCTTTGCCTAGCAGCTCTTGCCGCCATCCTGTATATGCCTTCTTTGACAGTTTCCCATCTGCAACGGCCTGCGCTTTCTTTTCGTCAAGCTCCCGGAATTCTGCCAGCACAGCGGAAAGCTTGTCCTTGGCTTCTGCCAGAGTATCAGCATAGACATTTGCAATCCGCTTTTCCATCACCGCCAATCGCTTGTCGGTCTCCTTGTGCCCATAGTCGGCCATATGTTAGCCCTCCGGCGGCTGCTGTTCCTGCCGTTCCTTCTGTTCCTCCTGGTTCTCTTGGAGCTGTTGCGTATTCTGCAATAACTGATTCTCCAACGCCCCCATACGCTTCATATCGGCCTCGTCCCGGCGGCGCAGGATGTCCGGCACCTCTTCGGGGAGGATAAAGGGCAGATGGTTGAGGATGGTTTCATCGTCCAGGTATTCAGCAGCGGACAGGATCATGTTGGTTTCCTCTGCCTGGTTGATTACCTTATTCCAATGGAAAGAAGGTTCTGGGTTGTCGATACCGGCCACGGCGCAAATTTGCCGAATGAAAGCAATCAGAAAGTACTCGAAGTCCGCACATTTGTTATCCTGTGGCTGATACGCTGCCGCAATCTCCGTGGCGGTCTTTTCAGCCCCAGCCAGGGCCGCCACATCAAGCATCTGGGCATCTTCGTACAGATCCCGACGCAGGATATCCAGCATCGTCTTTCGGGCTTCTACGGGCACGTCCAGTGTCACAGGCGTGGCATCTGCACCACCGTCACCGTCCCCCTCTACAGCTGCAGCCCGGACAGCCCGGATGCGCTGCACAAACTTGGCAAGGTCTGGGTCGTCCATTGCGCCGGTGTTTTTCAGGAGCCAGTACACGCCAGAAGCGTCAATCTGATTGGCAAATCCAGATTTTACAAAGTCGTAGCAGTCAATGGATTCTCGCAGCCCCACAATCTCGCTCTCGTGGGTGTCGTTGCCGTAGAGCACGGCAATGGGAAGACGGGTGTAATTCTCATAGCATTGATCCATGATTCCCAGATCGTTCCCAATCTCTTTGAGCACATAGCCTCGCTTTCCCGCCATCTGCTGGGCCGGGTCGCTGCCCATTGCGCTCCACTCGCTGATGCCGTCCGGCTCATAGAGCGTTGCCCGGAAAAGCTGCTTGTTCCCCACATCCCGGAACCAATACCGGATACCGGCCATAAGCTCAGAGGTGTTTTCATCGGGCAGGGGAGTAAAGCCGGGGTTCCCGGGGGTATCGGCAAAGGAAAACACTTCCAGGTGATCCAGATTCCAGTAACCGTATGCCACACCCTGAGCCAGGGCCAGCTTTGCCGCCTGCTGCAGCTTGTAGTCAATGTCCATGCCCAGCTTATCCTTTCCGTCCATGGTCACGCCGTTGGCAAGAATGTACCCTGCCTCCTGTGTCACCAGGCGGCGAAACATCAGCGTTTTGAGCCGGTAATCGCTCGACCAAATATCTCTTGTTTTATTTCCGGACAGGGTAAAAATGGTCTTTTCCAGCTGCTCGATGGTTAGATTTCGCTTGTTGTAGTAGGCCATCCCAACTACGGCGTTTTTGTATGCCTTACTGCCCATGTGGTCCCGGACAGCGTCCCGAAGGAACTCTCCTACGGTGCCCTTGGCAATGGCTTCCTGTAAATCCTGGTATGTTTTCATTTGTCCCTCCAATGTGTAAATTATAGCAGCATAGAATAGGCAGGGTCGATGACCGTATCCTTTTTATTCCACAGCCGCTTGACGATACACGCCAAACTGTCCGGCGCATCGTCATGTTCTGCTTCTTCGTTGTAGTCGCAAATCTGGTTGATGTACGCTTTATCGGTTCCCTCCACAAACACGACATTTTTCCATTCAGGCTTCAGCACGCTGGAAATCTTCTCAAATTTGTTCTGGTTTTCGTGGTACTCCACGCATCGTTCCCCACGTCGCCGTAAATCCTTTGCCAGATAGCCCTTGTCGCCGTTGTTCTCGCAGTAAATCACCCCGGCGTTAAACATTTTCCGATACCGGATGATATCATCCTTGCAGTCATCAACGTGCTTTCTCCACATCTTGCCGAAAACATAGTATTTCCCATTACGTTTCTTGCAGATGGTAAACGCTGTGTAGTCCTCGCCACCATAGGCAGCATCCACATGGCAAATGCCCTGTTCCGCAAGGGCAGGATCTGCACCAATTTCCGGATCACGGAATATCACATCATCCGAGGCAATGTGCCGCAGTTCGTAGTTTGCGGAGAATAGGGAAGCGGTCATGCTATCCCGAATTTTGGCTAATGTTTCCGGGGAAATCAACCCGGTTTGATAGCAGTCGTACCGTTCCGCTTCCGGCATCAGCGTGAAGCAATCCTCTTTATGCCACGGTGTTCCTGTGTTGAAAATCCTGCCGCCCCGGTTTTTGATGTTCTGCAATTCCTGGTATATAATTTTCGTATGATCTCGCTCTGCCTTGGAAATGCGGTCTTGAACATTTACTATATCGTCTGTGAAAATAATATCGAAGTGTTTACCCGTCAGGGAGCCGGAAATACCACAGCCGTAAAGCTGCACTGTTCCCTTTGCGTCGCTGCTTAGATTTGTGTTGATCTCCACAGCTGATGCGGTAGTCAACGCCAGCGGTTTTCCGTGAATTACTTCGCAAACAGCCTGCATATACGGTGACATAAGGATATTTTGCACCTGCCGTATGACCTCTTTCACGTCGCTGTCCGTTTTGCGCATGAACATAATTTTTTTGTTCGGCAGCAGCACGATCAGGCAGGCCAGGGAGATAGACACGCAGGTTGTCTTGTAACTGCCTCGGTGCGCCTGCAACGTCTTATCATACTTTGACCGTATCATTTCGCACATCCATGTGTTATGCAGTTTAACGTTCAAATCCTTAAAGCCAACAGCCCAGCCTATCTTTACCGGCTCATCCCTCAGTAGCCGTATCGCTTCCTTCCTCGTCATCCTCCATCACCATCTTTTCCAACTCATCCAGCGCAATGCCCTTTGCATCGGCTACGGTCACATCCACATTGTCACGCTGTCCCAGGTACTGTTTGCCCAGAAAAATTGCCATCGTGGCGTTCTTTTCGGCAAGTTTCCATTGCGTTCTCCTAAGCGAAATACACCCTTTTCCCCTTTTTTGGGAAAAAACTTCCGCAAAACCTTTTCCGTATGTCCGTTTGCACCATCTTGCCACTGTATCAGGGCTTGTGTCGAAAGCATCGGCTATTTCCTGCTGTGTGCATTGCAAACCGCAAAGATTCTCAAACACGTTTTTATTGATTTCTGTTTTTGGCCTTGCCACTTCCTATCGCTCCTTCCTCCATTTTTCGTTTATGATTTTTGGAACGCAATAATCCCATTCCACATTGTGGTGCATCCGCATGTAGTGATCGCCCATGGCGGCAACTTTCACGCAATCAGGTCTGCTCATCACACTGTAAAACGACTTAATAAAGGTTCCTTCTTGTTTATAAATGTCCGTCAATCCTCCTGGGTTATCCTGCGTTTGCGTTTGTACAACATCAACATTTGTCACCGTAAACATCAGTTTTCCGATTCCGCCAAGCGTTACATACATATTTGTGTCCTCATTCGTAAGCCCCATGTACCGAAAAGGTCTATCCGTCCGCATAAACCACACATTCATGGCTTTTCTCGACAACCCTTTTTTGAAGAATCCGCCATTTATTCCGCCTATAAAATCGCCGCCCTGTGCCATGCATACAGTCACGGCGGTTGAAACATCCAGAAACTCACAAAATGCTGTAACAAGGGAATCGAAATCATTTACGCACTTTGTTTTGAGTTTGCCGTCCTCTGGGTATCTAATCTCGAACATTTTGTAATCATCATCCAAAACGCAGAAATGCGTTAGCTCTAACCGCTTTGCAATATTCCAACATTCATTTCTGGCAAACACGACAGCGTTCCTTTTCCTGCTCGGTGTCATCACATCCGTTCTCTCTGCGGCTTCCTTTTTGCAGAACTGGATAACCTGTTCGCCATATGTTTCTCGGTATAAATCTTCCTGCTCGTCCTCGTCATCGATCACCAGATACGTTTTTCCACTGTATCCCGCTTTTTCAAGTGCTTTCAAAGTGATAACGTTTTCCGCTCTTCCGTGGGTTAAAATGAGAACCGCAAATCTATCATCCACCATCACGCAGCACCTCGATTGTTTTTGAAAGCTTTACATAGCCGTTCGCTATGGCATTTTCCAGATCAATGATGACTAGAGCAGACTTTTCCATAAGCTCCTGCATTTCAGGCGTTGCGTGTGCGTAGTATTCCGCAATGGCGGTGAAATTGAATCTGCAATGCCGATGGGCGGCAGCTATCAGAAATTCTTTCTCATCACAGCTCACACCGCTGTTCTCGATTTCAGAAATCAGATTCATTTCTTTTTCGTTGTCGTACATTTCTGGGAACGAAGGGCAATCCCCTTGAATGTTATACTGAGGAATGTTTACGGCGGTGGTATATGGGTTTTCCTCGTTTTCGTCTTTTAATCCCCAATCGAAATCAAAAGCCGATAAATCCAGCTCCGGCAGTTCCTCCGCCAATAGATCAAAGTCCCATGCGCTCTCGTTGCTCTTATTATCCACCAGCCGCAGGGCGTTCACCTGTTCCGGGGTCAGATCGTCCACGCAGACACACGGCACCTTATCTATGCCCAGCTTCTTTGCCGCCAGAGCGCGGCAATGGCCGATTATAATCACGCCGTCACGGTCAATCACAATCGGCTGCACAAAACCGTACTGCTTGATGCTTTCTGCCACATTGGCAATCTGCTTTTTATCGTGCTTCTTTGCATTCTTCGCATAAGGCACAATTTCGCTTAATTTCTTCTGGATAACGTCCATATAATCCCTCCGTCCGGATTAACAATACCATTTCTTTTCGGCTTTGATACACATTTTCACAGGAAACCGGCTTCTTTTGCCACGGCATAGACGAATTCTCGGTTCCAGTCCCGTGCCGTGCCTTCCGAAATATGCAGTTGCACGGCGGCACCTGGAACGTTGTACCGCCGTTTTCTGTAAACTAAATCTATCATGGCAAGCCGCTCTTTGCCCCTGTATTGGCTTTCCGTTTTCTCCAATACATTTTTGACAGCCTCGTCAAATTTAGCTTTTTGCGCCGCTCCCTGGGCTTGCGCCATGTCGCAGCCGAAACTACACATTATGGATTTTTTAACGTAATCATGCCACAGATATTTCGGCCTCGACATGGCTCATTCTCCTTTCACAACATAACTATCAAATGATTTTCGTATTGGCAAGCCCAGTCATAAAATTGAGCGGTGTTGAAATTGCAAGCAGCTTTGTAAGCGCCGCCATTCGCTTTACCGCCTGTGCTTTACTTGCCGCTTCATACAGTGCCGCAATACATTCGTACCCCTCCAGCTTGTCTACGGCCAACACATAGGATGTTGCCTGTAATGCCTCCGAAAACCATCCGGGAACGCTGCCACCCATATAGGTCGCCATAGTCCTGCGGATAATCTTTTCAGGATCAACCCCATCGTCTTCCTCGGCATCTTCCCATACTCCGTCCTTGGCGACCTGCTTAATAGCTGCCGCCAGGTCTTGCGTAATACGCCCATTTACGTTTTTGATGATTTGATCTTGGTCGAATGTAATTTCCGCCATAATGTGCTCCTTTCACTTTCCGTTTATAGTTCGCTTTTTATCCTCCATTGCTCACCGCCGCTCTTTCTGCCGCTTTCCTGTCCCGATATCGCTGGGCGGCTTGTCTGTTGCAGAATGTCCGCTGGCAATCAAAGCTGCAATAGACTTTCCGCTTAGTCGTACTGTCGTAAAACATTTTTCCACAGTTGTGGCATATTTTGGGGATGCCCTGTGGGGCTTCCACTTCCTCCCTATCGCTTTTAATCGGCGGGTGGTATCCCGTGCATTGCCATGTACTTTCCGTAGCTCGTCCCGGCCTCCTGGGCGGCTATGGAGCATAGGGTAAGATAGTCTAGTTTCATGCCTTTTCCCATGGCTCCCTCCAATCACAAATCCTCAAAATTCTTGCGACATCGGCAATATAATTTGCCTCGTTCCGGGTCAGTAGAAACTTCCCCATCAGCAGCTTGATAAAGCGTTTACGTTTCATCCGGTTTTCCCCATAGTGCCTTGAATTCTGCCCCGTCGTACATGTTATCGCTCCCAACCGTGGCAGATACCAGCAGAAGCTCTCCGTCTTTCTCCCTCACGCCAGAAATGCAAAGGCAGCGCATTTCGTCCGGAATCTCAAGTGTGATTTTCATGCTCCGTCTCCTTCCGTTTTCCGTAACTGCAAAAATCCGATTCTCCCGGATTGCAGAGGCCTTTAGGGTGTCTGCACCAATTGCTACAACTCTCTGGGTCGTAAAAGATGCACTTCCCACACCTGACCATGGGGACGGCATCCACGGTCAGTGCCCTAAATCTCAGCAGGTGGTCAGCCTCGGCATATCCTTCGGCCAATGTGTCAAGGTGTATTTGACCGTCAGCAATCATCTTCTTTGTTCGCTTAAATTCTTCCTTGAAAAGCTTCCGTAGCTCGTCTGCATCAATCAGCCTCATAAAAATCCTCCTTTCTCGGCATCTCTTTCAGCCAGCGTCTTACGGCAAAGAACCGAATGCGTGACGGTTGATTCTTCGCCCATCGCTCAATAGCGGCGGCGTAAGCAATCCTGGCGTTAAGGCGCTGGCGGTGTTCCTGTCTTTCACTCATTTTCCTGCGCCTCCTTCCTTCGGCGCCGATGGGAGTAGGTGCATTCCCATCGGTGAAAGCCCTGTATCCTCATACTGTGCAAGGCGAGTATAGAGTTTTGGCACTATGCAGCCATTTCGGCACCCACCCGGCTTATTGCTGGGGCGCATGCAGTAGTTATCCTGCCCGCAGCATTCCCACGGATCAAGATTTTGCCAGTGTTCAACCGTCAATCGTTTCATCGTTTTCCTCCTTCGGCGGTTCAGGCAGCGGCTTCCACCACAGAATATCCAACGCCATCAAATCTTGGATGTAGGTAACGTTGTACCGCCGCCATTCCCCCCGTTTGCCGATGTACATTTCGCCAACAAACCCGCCGTCCGTGGCCAGCACTCGTTTTCCAGATTCCGGCAACCTCTCGCTGCACGGGATCCATCTCGTCCGCTCCAACGCCTCCATGCCCATCCGGCAGGCCTCGTTCACCTCGTCCATGCCGTCGTAATGCTCCCGGTGTTCCGGGTCAAGGATTTCAATCGCTCTGTCAATCGTCATTTTGTTCACCTCTCTGTTATTACAATTTTAAGTTGCCGCCCTAGCCAAGAAAGCCCGGCCTTCGTCAGGTGGTATTCCGAATATCTGCCATCTTTGTAGGTACGCAAGATTGTTTCAGGCAGCTTGTCTAGGATACGATTCCCGTCTGGTGAATCTGTGTAATAATTCCGATACGCCCTGTAAAACGCTTTCCCATGCCGGTGATAAGGGCAGGCGTTGTCCAAACCGACCATGTGCTTGCAGATTGCAAGCAATCTTGGGAAATCATCAGCCATATCCATCTCGATACCCATATCAAGTCCCATATCACCCAGATGGTCGGAATACGCACTGTCCATTTTCTCCACCCAGTTTCTCGGATGTTTACAGCCAAGTATTCCGTCTTTATGTTCGATTCCGTACTTTCCCTCTGCCTCCGGGCATACATCATCAGGGTCGGAAAGTGGGCAATTATCGCACCTCATAAGAAACCACCTCCAAGTCCATCTTTGCGCCGCAATGGCAATACGGATACCTCCGGCAGGCCTCGCCGTATTCTCCGGCTTCCAGCAGGTGGTGCAAGTCGATATTGTCTACCTTGCGCCCGCAGATAGAGCATTCCAGGCAGAGGGTCATTTCATCTGCAAGCCGGATATTCCAGTTCCCACGCCGCACCAGCTCCACATCGGCGGCAGGGAGACTCATAATTAGGCGGATAGCATTATAAAAGTCACAAATGTTGCAGACGCAAAGGGCGCTGCTGTTTCTATTGCACTCTTCACAGCGTGCTGCTACCCGAATCTTCTCGATTGCTGCCTCCCCGCTGATGTAATCATCCATTGTTATCTCCTTCCCGCCCGGGTTGCCCCGGGCTTTTTACTTAATCCGTTTTCTCATAACGGATTTTCATTTGTGCCGGGTATAGGTCCACTTCTGGCTTCCGTTTTCCTGTCCACCGCAATCCACCAGCTTGTCCGACACATTTCCAGCCAGATGCCTTTAGGCTTGTGCCAGGTTCGGAATCCAGTACATAGGTAATTAGCTTTTTGTAACCCATAGCCCTTGCAGCTCGCCACGCTGCGGCATACAGCATGGAGCAGGCATTTTTCGTTCCATCCGTTGCCAGCCGATTTACCTCCAACGTCCACCCATCATCCAGATACCGGGAAACAGGTCTACCAACGATAGCAACACCTACGATGTTTTCGCCATCTGTGCAGCCGATGGAAAACTTATGCCCAACAACTGGTTTATGATGTCGGTGGTGCTGCTCCACAAAGGCGTTTGCCTCCTTCAGCGAAACCGGGCATATATCAAGCATCTTTTCACCTCAATTTCTATCGTTGTTATCATTTTCGTGCCCTCACGAAAATGGTCTATCCCCACTGTTCCGCCATTGCGGCGGCTATACCAGGGGAGAATTTGCTTCTGGCCTTGCTTGCACCGCCCTTTCTGCTCACTCCGGCCTTGTCCCGGTTTCCTTTGTTGCGGCTCGTGCCGCAGGAAACAAGAGGCTTATACTCTGTCAGAACATTAGTCGGAACTAGCGGGTTTAAGCCAAACTCCCACAGCAATGTTTTCTTGCTGTACGGGTCGCCGTATTCAAACGGCTGCACAATCTGGGTGTGTTCCGGCATCTCAAAAACCTTGCTTGGCACCGGGTTTTCGATGCAGATTTTCCCCACGCCGAAGTAGCCGTAAAAATAGAACGCCATAAAAAACAGTTTTGCTTTCAGGCCATTTACAAAACGTTCCAAACTAAGAACGCCTTTCTTCGGGTACAGGCGGCAAGCCCCGGCGTTGGAAATAAACGTGCATGAAGGGTGCGCAATAACTAAATCCCATCCAAAGCTGGGAATGACATGCACCTGTCCGTCCATGGTGGTCACTTGCCCCCCCTCTAAGGCCTTTAGCGCATCCCCTAGGATATGCCATTCAGGATGCCCCCCGCTGGGTTCCTGGATGTCGCAGGAGTAGGCCTCATGCCCACGCTCCCGGAACGCCTTGCACACGGTTTGCGATTCCTCGCAAGCGATAAGTACTTTCATTTCTCGCTTTCCTCCGCCGGGGCTTTGAGCCATGCCAACCTGCATTCCTCGCATCCCGGCATATTCTCGCAGATATCTTTATGCCCCTCGCAAATAAACGTTCCGATGCTGAGTAACTTTGCCAGCTCCTTGTCCGTCATCGCCCGGATTTTATCTCCGTTGGTTTTCATTTTTCCCCATCCTCCGTATTGTCGTCAATTGGCGTGGTATCAATCCGGGTCTCTGCCAGCTGGGCGGCCAGTAGATACTCCTTGGCGTTGATGTTTTCACCGTGCGTTTCTTTCACTTTTTCTCTAAATTTGGCCAGAGTGCCATTAAAGCATCCAACAGTAGCAAATATACTGCCTTCCTTGTCCCTGGTGAAAGTGATTGAATCATCCCTGGAACCGATCGGGGCAATGACAATATAGTGCTTATTGCCGTAGATTTCGGCATTGCCGTAGACCCAGGAATTGCCGGAGACCCTGGCATCGCCGGAGACCCTGGCATTGCCGTAGACCCAGGAATTGCCGGAGACCCTGGCATCGCCGGAGACCCTGGCATCGCCGGAGACCCAGGCATCGCCGGAGACCCTGGCATC